GCCGCGTCATAGCGCACCCGCTCGGTGTACATCCGGTCATCGTTCTTGCAAACAGCGACATACAGCGCCCGGTCGATCTTGGTGCCGTGCATGTAAATCTGCATCTGGACGAAGTGTTCAAACTTCGACTTCTGCACGCCGTCGCGTTCTAACTTGTCGAAGCTCTTGACCGAGTGCGTCTTGAACTCAGCAACGTGTTTCTTCTTCGGCGCTTCGGGTACACCTGAATGGATGATGCCGTCCAGACTGCCCCCGACATGCCCGCCGAGATCAACCCGCGACTGCTGCTCATTGGTGGCGCGGATGTCGATGCCAATGGCGCGAAGGTCAGACACGATCTGCTTCTCCTCCGCATGCCCACGGCGAAACAGGCGCTTGATACGCCCCGGAAAGGTCGGCTGAACCGCCCACCTGAACGACAGCCACAGCCACCTGTCGCACGGGTGGCCGAGTGCGCTCGCGCCCATATGGGCACGCGGCTCATCTGCCTGCGCCTCATGGTGCTTGTCGATCAGCGCCACTATGCTATGCTTTGCTTCGGGAATCTCCATCTTCCTCTCTCCTCTGTTGGTTCTTGCCCCGGTCTGCTCTCGCTCGCCGGGGCTTTTTTTGCCTACTTCTTGGCCCAAGGCGGCGCAGCCTTGGCCGTTCCCCCGGCAGGCGCACTAGGTGCGGGCGCAGCGGCCTTGAAGCTGGTCGGGCTGCCCTCGATAGCCTTGAAGCCGCGCACCTCGTTCCGGGCCTTGTAGTCGCCGCTAGCCTCCTTGATGTCAAGCTTGATCGACAGGCTCCCGCCGATCAGTTCGTCGGTGTCGGACACCTTCGCCAGTCCGATCGCCCGCATGATGTCGCCCAACTGCTGCCGACCGATTTCCTCCGCCTTGGCGCTCGCGTTGCGGATGTTCAGGTTGCCGAAAACAACCCGACCTTGGTGCGAAGGCCCGGTGATGTCGTACCTGACCGCGATGTACGAACCGTCGCCCGCCTTCGTCGCCTTGATCTCAGCGCCGCTGATGTGCGCCGTGTACCAGCCTGCCGGGAGCGGATCGTAGTTTCCCGCCTCGCCAATGGGAAGGTCGTTGATGCTGATGGTTTCGCCCAGTTGTGCCATGTTGTTACTCTCCCTTGAAGGTGACAGTGAACGAAGCCCTTCCAGGCTTCGCAGTAATGGCCGGAGCCAAAGCCCCGGTAATGCTCTCGTCAGTGTTCTTCCAAACGCCCACGTTCAACTCAGGCTTCCAGCGGAACAGGCTGGACAGATGATCGGTAAGCCCCGCCTCTGCGGCCAACTCTTGCAGTTGCTCGGAGTTCACCTTGCGGTCGATTCGGCCGACCATCTTGATCGTGTAGCCGTCGCGCTCGATGGTCTCAGTGCCGTCCATATCATCCGGCAGGCGCACAAAGGTCTTGATCTTGTCCTCGATAGCGCGGCGATCTTCCGTTGCGCTCGCCTCGCGGGCCTTGGCGTCGAGCCATGACGCTGCCAGAGTGCCGATAATGGCGGTCATATTGTCTCTCGCGCTAGGAGCATGGCGTCTGCCAATTTATAAGCATAATTAGCGTCTTCCTGCGTCGTCATCTCTTGACGCAAAGGCGAAACACACAAATGACCTACTACGCTCGCCGCAAAGTAGTCGCGCAAGGTCATGCCTTTATCTCGCGCTATTTCTCCGTCGCCGTATCGGTGTTCGTGTGGAAATGCTTGTTTGTCGCTCATGCTCGCCCCCCAATCTTGTTGATGATCGCGCCCAGGTCAGGCGCTTCCCATGCGTCCAGTTTGCCGCTCCGATCCTTCGCCAGCCACAGGCCATCCGAATCGCACATAAGCGCACGCTGCGTATTGCCTTCGCCGTCGCGCTCTACTCGCAGCGCCAGGACCTCATCGAAAAAGTACGGCAGGCTCTGCCCGGTCTTGTTACCCGGCATGGACGGCGCGTAGAGAATGCGGCCCATTTCGTCTTGGCTCTTTTCGAGCTTCGCCGTCATCAGCACATGCCTGCCGGGAAGGTCGCGGAAGGCTCGGATGATGTCTGCCATCTGCTCCTGCATAGCCCCGTAGGCTTGGCGCGGGTCCTTCGTGGCTTTCTTCTCAGCGTTAAGGCAAACCTCTGCGATCTCACTAATGCTGTCCAGCGCCACGCTCGCGTACTGCCGTCCTTCGTCCGTGCCCAGCCAGACCCAGGCTTCGCGCAGGTCGTCCATCGAGGCGATCTCAAGGTACGGCAGGTCGGCGTCCTGAATGCTCAGAAGGCCTCCCTCTGCCGACAGAACAATCGGGTTCGGTAGCGTCTTGATAAGGCTGGTCTTGCCTGCGCCCGCCGCGCCGTAAACCAGAGTTTTCACGCCGCTATTGCCGTCCGACAGACTGCCGGTTTTCTTCAATTGAATCGCCATGCTAATAACCTCCCTCGGGTTCATAGTCCATCTGTTCATCCGTAAGGCTCGGCATGATCCCGTCAATGCTTTGCGACAGGTCGTACCACGCTTCGCCGCTGTAGCCGTCGCGGCATGCTTCGTTGCTGCGCTCGTTGCAGTGATCGCGCAAGGCTCGCAGAATGTCTGCCGTGCCGCATTGCTGGATGAGTGCGAGTAGCGCCGGGTTCATGCGCTCACCTCATACCGTGCGAACAGGTCAGCGAAAGCTTGTTCAAGCTTGGCGCGGTTCTTATCGTCAGCGTAGGCCCAGGCATGGGCAATAGCTTTGGCGAACGATCCGCCGCACTCCATCATGCGTTCGATGGTTTCGGGGTTCATACGGCCCCCATCCAAAGCATCAGCGCGACAACGGCCGCGCCGAGTTTGCAGATAAACCCGACGATAGCGTCCGGGTCGCGCCGCTTGTTGGGCGAATGCTTGTAATCGTTCATCGTGTTACTCCCGTGTTGTGCGCTTTCGGACTATCCGGTCGCGCCGTTGAAAAAACTCTTTCGCGAAGGCTACCGCGAACGATAGCCTCGACGCAAGGGTTTTAGGACAATTCGCTAACGCGGTAGTCGCCGTGCGAATCGCCGTCCCATTCGCACACGAAGGCACAGGTAGCGCCGGAGCGGCTGTCATAGCGCACGCAATCGCCCATGTCATACGAGCGCCGGAATCCCAGGCCTGAATCACGATTGACGCGGACGATGGCACCGCGCGGCGAGGATGCGCGCACCTTGTGGCGCGTGACCCATGAGTAGTTTGCTTCGCCACCGAAGGTATCGGTTACTTCGACGTAGTAGGCTTTTGACATGCTCGTTACCTCATGTTTAGCGCGGTTGGCGGGATGCCGGTTGCGCCATCGTTGAAACCATTTCAGCTAGCCTACCCTGAACGATAGGCTAGATGCAAGGGTTTTATTCAAACTCGCTGCCGATTTTTGCCACAGTTTGCCGTGCAATGCGTGCCATCCGGTTCACGCTACCGGGGCCGTCGTTTAGACCCATTTGCGATCCGGCTTCCTCGATTATGGCTTGCAGGGCGGCGAGCAATTCGGCATTTTGTTCGATCAGTTTATCTTCGGTCATGCTCATTCCCTCAGGTTAGATGGACAGGCACCATGCCTGTCCGTGTGGGTGTCAGAACAATCCTTTAATAACCCATTCAAGGGCCGCGAGTTTTGCTTCCCTAGCGGTTTTCATATCCATGTGCTGGATCGCTTTCGCAGCTTCGAAGAAGTAGACTCGCCTCCCGACAACCCGCGCCGCGCCCCATGCGCCCCGATACATTCGCGCACCCTTTTCCTCTGCCGTTATGCTGTCGCATTTGTCAGACAGAGCCGCTATTTCTGCGTCCAGATAGTGGGCCATTAGACTCTCCGCCCGGATTCAATGCACGCATACACGGCATACCGCAGGTTAGCTTCGCAGTTATTTCGCAGCGTAGCGCCGCCATGATCAACTCGGCCAACGCCGTCCTTCGTGAGCTTCATCGACCCGCGAGTCAGGTTAAGATATGCCACTGTCCAGCCGCGCTTGGCGGCCTCTTGCGCTATGATCTTGCGCGCTTGTTCTGCCGTTGGGTTTTGCATCTCATCTACTCCAGGTTATCCGCCTTCGGCACCATGCCGGTCGCGGTATGCATGTAAGATCGCACAACCAGACGGAAAGTTCAACACATTTTTGAACTGTTACAATTTGTTACATGTTGTCAGTTAAATGTCAGGAATTACCCTGTGGATAAGTACATGACCCTGTGGATAAGTAGGGTCAGAAAATCCCCCTAAATCCCCCTTAGGGTAGTTTAGGGGGATTAGGGGGAATCCCCCCTGGACACTACCCTAATCCCCCCTGCCTCCTAGCACCCCGAAGGGGTGCAGGAAAAGGGGGATGCAGGGTGTCGGCGTTTTTCTCGAGGTAGAAAATTAGTGCTCAAAAAATAGGCAGGCAGGTAAACAAGCTCGGACGGAGAATCGTCGGGAATCCTCATGTCCGCTATTTCCAGCGCACCCTGACACCTGCTGAACGGACGCTATTGCTGGCGGTCGGCAATGGCGATCCTGTAACCGGGTGGCATACGATGCTCGACATCGCGCGGTCGGCATACCTCGACGGATGGCGTCCTGGCGTACCAGTTGAGGCGGTCGGATTAAAATCTAGACCGGGCGAGTAGCTCCGTCTGCCTCTCTTCTCTTCTCTCTCAGCGCCACGATCGCCATCGAGTTGAGGCTACCCTACGCGGAAACCCTAGAACGCCGTATACGCGCTCCTGGAGCGTTTTAGAGGCATGTCTCGTTTGCTGTCCGCCAGCCAACCTTTCCCGTCTAGCCTGTCAAATTTGGTCAGGAAACGGACAGGTAGGCTAGCTGGTCGGCTAGCTGACGCTACCTGTCAGACTGTCAGGCCTGGCCTGCTAGCTGACATTGTGTCGCCTGCCTGACATTGCCTGACAGCTTGGTCAGGATCGTCAGGATTGTCAGGATGCGGCAGTGCAGCGTGAGTGCGGCAGCGCAACATAGGGGGGGGGAGGGGTGCGGCCTGCGTGCAAAATTTGCTGGACCCTCCTCCCCTCTGAAAAAGCTGAATTAGCCTTTTTTATCGCTGAGCAATAATTTAGGAAAAAAGTAGAATTAGCCTTCTTATCTCTGAACGATAATCTGGCAAATGTCTGTAGCCTTTTGCCAAATCGCACTTTCTGGTGTAGAAAAAAGCCATGCCCAAGAAACTCACGATGGCGAAACTCGCAGACAAGCCAGCCGAGGTCTACCTCCCCAAATCTGACAACCAGAAGATCATGGAGTTGAAGCGACTCTTGATTGATGGCGCTGGTCAGAACGTGGTGGGCAAGGCGTTGCAGATTGCCTTAGACGACAATCACCCGGCGCAGGCGGCCATGATCAAACTCTGCATGGATCGGATGCTGCCAATCAGCCTGTTTGAGAAGGGTGTGGCGGCGAGGTCGGCGGTGACGATCAACATCACGGGGATTGGGGATTCGGTGAGTATTGGTGGGGATACGTTGGACATGGCGCCAATAGATGTGACGCCGATTCACGATGCTGGCGTGATCAATGGCGAGGCGTTGTCCAATAATAGTGGACACTCACACAGCGTGGAGATCCAATAATGGACAACCTTAACTATCTGGTGAACATGTACGGCATGCGTGACCCGTACAAAAGCGAGCTTGCGTTCTTCAAAAAGCGTCCAGAGGTCAGCGGCATGGCGACGGAGGACAACAAGATCATTCTCAATCCGTTCTCTCCGTTGTCAAAAGAAGAATTCAACTCAGTGGCGCGAAATGAGGCGCTGCGCCTTTTCATGCGACAAAATAAGGTCAATCCATCGTTTGACCTGACAAAGAGTCAGATAGAGGCGTTTCGCGGCACCGAATATGAGAAAGATGCAAATGCAACCAAGCAAACCATTCTGGCGCGTATTCTGACTGGCGATCCTTCGGCTAAGGATGTAACGCTGGATCAGACGCTGGAAGCGCAGAACATCATGGCTAGGATCAACAAGATGTCACCACTTGGCAATACGCCAGCGGGGGCCATGACGGCTAATCCTAGGGTTATGGCGCAGGCTGCCAAGACCATGCAAAGGCAATAATGGCTGACCTGAACTTCCAACTCCTCGACTGGCAAAAGGAGGTCTATCTCAGTCCGTCGCGGTTCAAGGTGGTGGCGGCGGGGCGGCGCTGTGGCAAGTCGCGGCTGTGTGCGATCATGCTCATTGTGGAGGCATTGAAGTGTCCGCCGGGGTCAGCGGTGCTGTATGTCAGCCCGACGATGGGCCAGTCACGCCAGATTATCTGGGACTTGCTGTTGGAGCTTGGAAGGGAGGTGATCCAGTCCAGCCATGTGAACAACCTCGACATCACGATGGTGAACGGTGCGCGGATCTATGTCCGGGGCGCGGACAGGCCGGATACCTTGCGGGGTGTCAGCCTGACTTTTGCGGTGCTGGACGAGACGGCGGACATCAAGTCTGGGGTATGGGAGCAGGTCATCCGGGCGTCTTTGTCGGACAAGAAGGGTCGGGCACTGTTTCTGGGGACGCCGAAGGGGCGCAACTGGTTCTACGACCTGTGGAAGTTGGGCCAGGACGAGGTGGACGCGGATTGGAAGTCTTGGCACTTCACCACGGCGGACAATCCGATGATCGACCCGGACGAGATCGCCAGCGCCAAGAAAACCATGTCTTCGTTTGCGTTCAAACAAGAATACCTCGCATCTTTCAACAACGCGGGAAGCGACATCTTCCGCGAGGAATGGCTCAAGTACGGGAAAGAGCCGAAGGATGGGAGTTGGTATGTGACGGTCGATCTGGCGGGCTTTGAGGAAGTGGCTCGGCAGGCGGCAAACGCCAAAAAGCGGCTGGACGAATCGGCCATTGCCATTGTGAAGGTGGGTGACGATGGCGTCTGGTGGGTCAAGAAGATTGACCACGGGCGGTGGGACATTAAGGAAACCGCTGGTAAACTACTGTCTGTGATCCGGGAGTACAGGCCGGTGAGCATGGGCATTGAGAAGGGTGCGCTCAAGAATGCGGTGCTGCCGTATCTAAGCGACATGATGCGTAGCAACAATGTGTATTCGCATATTGTTGACCTGACGCATGGGAACCGGAAGAAGACGGATCGGATCATTTGGGGTTTGCAGGGCCGGTTTGAGCATGGTCGGATTGTCTTGAATGAAGACGAGGACTTTGACGACTTCACAGACCAGTTGCTAATGTTTCCGGCGCAGGGTGTGCATGATGATCTGCCAGATGCGTTGAGTTACATGGATCAGTTGGCGGTGACCAGTTACTTCGTTGAGGATTTGTCCGAAGAATGGGAACCGATTGATATTGTGGCGGGGTTTTGATGCATGTAGAACGCGCCAAGGCAGGAAACAGATCGAGGTAGCATGGACGACCAATTCGAGGACGACTCGCAAGAATCCCAAGACGACAAGGCGCTGGTAGCCTTTGTCATGGATCATTGCGAGCGGTGGCGCGACTACCGGGACACGAACTTCCTCGAAAAGTGGGAGGAATACGAGCGTATCTTCCGTGGCGAGTGGTCGGCGGAGGACAAGACGCGGGATTCTGAGCGCAGCCGGATCGTGACCCCGGCGACACAGCAGGCTGTCGAGACGCGCCATGCCGAGATCATGGAAGCGATCTTCGGCCAGGGTGAGTTCTTCGACATTGAAGACGACATCAAGGATGTCAATGGGAATCCGCTGGACGTTGAAGCCATCAAGGTTCAACTCATGGAGGATTTCAAGGTAGACAAGATCCGCAAGTCGATTGACCAAATCGAGTTGATGGCCGAGATTTACGGATC